CATGTCAAAGTCTCCAGATCATGTCAGCCAAATCAGAATGGCCCGATGAGTGTAAGGCTGCACGAACAGTTGTTCTGTCGCTTTTCGCGGCCTGTTGCATATATTGTACCAGCAGATTGCGGATACGACCTCTAAAAGCGTGAGCTTGCTCACGCACCACTGGATCAGCGTCGTTTGACACTGACACAATCTTTTCTACCGCTTGATCGGCAAGTTCTTCAGGGGTAAACCCTCGGTTGTTTGTTGTCGCTACCTTTACATCAAAAGGTTTGTCGCCTACGTGGACTTCAAACATCAATCTTTACTCCGCCGGTAAAAGTCTAGCCCTTCAACAGCTTGAGCATAACCATTTAATGTATTCATTGCTTGCATAAATCGCTGATCGTAAGTGCTAATCATGTCAGGCTCACCTTTCATGAAAATATACGCCTCAACCAACGAGCCGTATAGCATTACCGTAGAAGCATTTTCGCTCAGCCATGTAGACCCAGAAGGATCGTCAACCAGCGACACAGGGCGATAAAAATAGTGCAGCTCTGCCTCGTAGCTATCATCAGGCGTGGGCGCAATAATAAAGTTGGTCAGGTCAAAATCTGCATAGTAGCGAGGAAACCCAGTGTCACTCGCATCTGGCCAAAACTCTTGGATAAAGTTCGTATCTTTGTTCAGCAAAAACTCTTTACTGTCACCGGAACCAATCGACAACGAGAACGAGTACAGCCAATCAGTTGGCTTAGGAACATACTTGTTTCCCGCGACAATGTTGGTCTCAGCGTTCTTACGAAACACTTCAAGCGGCACCGATTTAAGGATGCGCTCTTCGGCTGTCTCAATAAAACGGTCGATATTGTTTATAAACACAGACTCTGTGTTATCTGTGTAGTCTTGAATCGCCTGCCGCAAAGTTGTGTATGTATAACCAGCCATTAGGGCAACCTATCTAAAAAGTCATCGTACTCGGTCGTATCGACCGGCGGCTCTTCTCGCGCAGGGCGTGCATGGCGCAGCGCCTCAGCATCAGCTTTAGCAAACGGTGGCTCTAGCTGCGGATGCTTGGACTCAAAGCACTCAGGGCAGACACGAGAGCCATTCCACTCCTCGCGAATCTCTAGGTACTTATACTCAAACCCACACCGGTCGCAAAGTGCTAGTGCGAATTTGCCTGATGCAAAGTTGCCCATGGTTAGTACCCGTAAGAACGGAAGCTAGGTCGTATGTGTAACGACCCGCGCTCGCTGTCCTCATCAGCCGCACGAGCAAAGTCTTCTTCGTAAACCATCTTCATGGCCTGTGCGCGCTCAGGCGCAGACTTCATCGCCAAGTAATAAGCGAGCCCAGTCACCATCGGCGGGATAAACCGGCTTGGCACATCTACATCGTTGGTCAGTGTCGAGGCATCCTGAATACGTTGAATGCGGTAACTAATCACCGCATCAGTGTTGTTCTCAGGAGTCGGCCAGACATAAAAGCTAGGCACTGCTGTGCGCTCAACATAAATCTGCGTAGGACGGCCTGTCTGCTCTTTCTGAGGCAGATTGAGGTAATCCTCACGGGTAATGCGCTCAAGCGTAAAATCAGTGCCATCACGGCGCACGACAGACTCAAGGACATCAATGTCCTCGACGTTCATCTGATACTGGCGTTGTCCCTCAATCATAGGCTCTGTGACCTGTGCGACTTTCCAGAGGTTAACGCCTCGGTTAGTCCAGTCCTGAAACATCACATTGAGGCTACGCCGCGCTTTACGTGCGTCATACCCTGTGCGCATCTCAAGACCGAGGAGTTCATACGCCTCCTCGATCACATCAGAGACATCCAGCTTAAAGTTTGTCGTGCCGCTTGTAGCCATTACCGAATTTTAGCCTTGCTCACGCCCTTCGTAGCGCAGCCTGCACCTTTAACTTTACCGCCACGGGCCATTTTCTTTTTGGCCATACCGCCGCGAGCCATCTTTTTCTTAGCCATGCCACCGCGAGCCATTTTCTTCTTCTCGTCTTTCTTCTCGTCGCCAGTCATGCCGCCACGGGCCATCTTCTTTTTACTGGCGTTCTTGTTTTCGTCGTCCATTTTGTCACCACGAGTCATCTGCATATTCATATTAGAACGATTCACTTTGCCACCTCTTTTGTAGCCCGCGCTTTTGCGCTTTTCATAAGCATCCGCAGCCAAGTTTTGAATGCGGTCCATAAGTTCGTTTGCGCGCTTATCATTGCCAGCTTCACGCTGACGATTCATCTGCTCTTGCAAACTTTCAATCTGTTTCTGCTCCGCTGCGTCGGGACGACTGCGGTTACTTCCAGCTTTACCTACAGGCATAAATCACCTACTAGTAATAGAAGAACGTTACAGACGTAACATCAGTCAGCACAGCGTAAGGATTGGTCTCGCAACGGATCGGTGTGTAGTAAAACTCTACACCGTGAGCGGACTGGTCAGCCGGAGTCGCAATTTCTAGCAAAACCGGGCCAGTTGCCCCACCATCCCTAATAACAATGCTGCCTTCGCCGGGGCCTGCAACAAAATACATAGTGGCGATACGAGCCGGGCCACCAAAGATGTCGCCTGATGCCGTTAGTGTCGCCGACTTGCCGTCAGAGTGCATACCAGCCATGACGGTCTCCTATTAGCCAGCCGAAACGGTAAGAACACCGCTGTCGTTATACAGCTGTCCAGCGACGCCGGGATCGGTTGTCGGAAGATCAGAAATAATAACCGTGGTGCCGTCAATCGTAACGGTGCCGGTCGTGGTGAGATCAGTAGCAGTAACGCTACCAGTGACATTGCCCTCGAAACCGTTGTCAGAACGGACCGGGCCAGAAAAAGTTGTGCGACTCATTGGATTATCTCCGTGTTGCAGCACTTGCCATACCGTCATCTGCAAAGTCCGCTGGGTCGGTCGGTATAGCTGGAATAGTCCCAGACTTACAATCTTTATACGCCGCGCACGGCTGGGGGTCAAGAACCCAAATAAAAAGACCCCGCCGGAGCAGGGTCTTGGTTAACTAAGGAAACCTTAGTTTTTACGCAGCGCCGGGGCTACCAAACACACCAAGTGGGTCTGAGGTTCCGAAGCTGTAACGCTCCCGAGCCTTGTAACGCACGTTGCCCGTGTCGAAGTCGCCTTCCATCTTGGTGGTCAGCGGCGTCCGCACGAAGTGCTTTAGACCGTTAGGAATGTCGGTGGTCAGGAACCATGCGTCGTCATCCGTGAGGAAGTGATTGACGCTATAACCACCGGGGATCGACCCGTTGTTCATGATCGCGTTCAAGTCGTTATCGGCAGTGCCAACACGCTGCTCGGTCTCAAGGAGACGAGTAGCAACGAACATCAACGACGGTGGAACAATCAACTTACGAGGCCGTGCAGCAATCAGCAGGCCACGCTCATCCGTCCAGCCAGCAATCTGAATAACGGCGGCCTCAAGCGAGGTCTCGTTCAGGTCAGCTGCAGTTGACGGCGTGTTTGAGTTGTCCCCACCACTAACAAGCGGGTGGCTCGTTGAGAAAAGGGCTTCACCATCACCGTAGGTTACGTTTGTATCGAACCCGTTGTTCAGGATCGAAGCAGCTTTAACCTGCTTGGTGTAAGCCATCGCACGAGCAAGCGCCTTGGTGTAACGCGAAGACAGGGAATCATAGAGGTTATCCTCCATTGCTTCCTCAGTAATCGAGAAACCAAGAGCAATCGTCTCGTGGTTGTAACGAGCCGTGTAAGCTTCCTGTGCCTGATCGTACTGAATGGCGTCGCCTTCAGATTTAACCGGGGCAGCCGAGAAGCCCGACAGCTTAACTTCTTCTTCAAAAGAACGCTCGGAAGTCTCCTGCTCGAAGATTTCTTTGTGCTCTTCACCATAACGAGCGTACTCCATCCCGAACAAAGCGTTCAGGCCGGGGAGAAGCTCTTTCACCATTTGTGCTCTTGAAATTGCCATGATCTACGCTCCTTTATGCGTCGCCAGCGCCAGTAGTATTGCTGAGCTGATGACCAGCATTGAACTTGACCAGAACTTCGGTGAACTCACCTGAGCCGTTCTTAGTCTCTTCAACGCCCTGAACGATACGAAGCGGCAGAGTAGCCGTGTCCGCAGTCGAATCTTCATCAGCGGCCACATACGACCGACCTGTGGTTGTGTTGCCGACAGGGGACTGGTCATCCAGACCCACGTTGTTGCCAATCTCTGACTGTGCAACGCTGCCAACTTCGCCACTGCTGTCAGTAACAGCAACTTTGTAAAGCACGTTGTCACCATCAACGACAAAAGCCGTGATGTCGTCAGCCGTAACACCACCGGGGTAGGAGTTGCGGAACGTTAGACCAAAAACAGGATCGGTGTATGAACAGCCAACAAAGACACCGGCGTACGCCATGCTGTCACCAGCTGCTACACGATCCACTAAACCACCAGTTCCGATAGCCACGAAATCTCCGTTAAAAATTGCAGTCGCACTTCCCGACTCAATTTTGTAAGCGCGCTGAGCGCCAGTGTACGGAGAACCGTCGACCATCTTCACCGGCACGAGACCATAAAGGCCTGAAACGGTTGGATATGCCATGAGATTACTCTCCTAAAAGGAAAAACTTAGGACTCTATGAGCCCCGCCCAAAACTTACGTCAGATTTTCGATCACGGAACAGAGGCATCCGGGGATCGTTCTCACGCATGAAGTTGTTGTCGACCGATTCGACCTGAGCAGCATTACTACGCTGATAATACGCATTACGCTGTTCAATCATTTCAGTCGGCATCTGGCAGAGAACCAAGCCACCAATTTCAACCAGTCCAGAACTCTTAGCATCTTCATCCACATGAAGTTTAAGTTCGGGGTGATCTTCAATGCGGCAAGTTTCCCAGCCCTCACGAACTTTACGAGAGAAGTTCGTCGGATCATTGGTTCCAAGCATCGACTTGCGAATCCAACGGAACGAAACCCCCTCTTGAGGGTTTGGCTCAGGCAACAGACTTGCAGGTGCCCACTGCTTCTTACGCGCAGTCGCTTCACGATTTTCATGCTCACGAGAAACCGGACGAGCTTCACGGGTACGAGTTGTGTTAGCCATTATTACTCTCCAATTTCTGTACTTCGCGGGCATAGGCTTCTGGGGTTATTCCCAATTTCTTCGCCATCGCCACTTGCGACTGAGTTAGCACTACCTTTTTACCTTTAGGGGTTCGCCCTGCGGGTGCGACAACGGTAGAGGGTTGCCGCTTTTTCCTTTTTGGAGGCTCGTTGTCTTCTGAGGGTTGTGCGTCCCCAAACCGACTCGGAAATACCTCACGCATGCGAGCATCAATACGCTCGTAGTATTCGTCGGTAGAAGGCGGAATACCGTCTTTTACCAACTTCTGATGGACACCCAGTGCGAAACTGGTCATCTCATCGTCACTGCCGAACCACTCGTTACGTTTACCCCAATCTGCAGCTTTTGCATCGGGCTCTGGTGCGTTAACTTGTGGACGCTGTTGACTATTATATACCTGTTGAGTTGTTTGCTGTAAAGCCTCGTTCTGTTGGCTTGCAACATTTTGTCGTGCGTACCGTGGAGAAAGAAGGTTGGCTTGTTCAGCTTGATACGTTGCTTTTGCTAGTTCCTGCTGTGCATCTGCAACCGCTTCAGAGTCGCCCTGCTCATACGCATCACGGTATTTACGCTTCGCCGCGTCAAGCTGCAAAGCAGCCCGTTCTTTGGCCTGTTGAAGCGCCCAACTTTCACCAGATGAAAGGTCTGTGCGTAATTTATCTCGTTCAGCCTGAAGACGACGTGCATATTCAGTCGCCGCCTCATACTCACGAGTGGTCTGCTCTTTAGCCCGCCGCTCGTCATGCCATGCTTTTTTGAGCTGGTCGATACGCTGTTTTACTTTTGCCGAGTAATCATCAGCAGCGTCCTGCTCAATCTCTTCAACTACCTCATCTGGTAGCGGCTTGCGGTTGCGATCTTCAGGCGGAGTGTCATCAACAATCTCCAGCTCAAGATCATCTTCTTCAGCTTTCTTGCTTTCTTGCTTGGAAGGCTGACTGTCCTCATCTGCATCAATTTCTACAGATGTTTCGTCTTCTTCCTTAAATTTATTCTTCATCGCTGGCGGGACACCACTGGTGTCAGAGCCAACAACAAACTCGGTATCGTCGAAATCGACGTCTTCGTTTTTTGCATTGGGGTCCATGGTTCACTCCTTAAATGCGGGAATATCCCGTTGGGTCTTCAACCACAGCTTCAACCGAATCATCGTTAATGACACGGAAGAACTCACGCTCGTGGATTTTGAAGCGCGTACCTGAATAGGCACGGATTAGAACAAAGTCACCGATCTGACAATACGGGCCATTAGGAAACCGTTCTTTGTCCTGATAAGCGTCCGGCCCCATGTCGACAACTTGTACGACCATTGTGGAGACTTCTTCACTTTTCAAAACACTGTCTGGCTTAATAATCCCGCCTTCAGTTGTTTCCTTAATTTCAGGAATGGCGACTAATATGCGAAAGCCCGTAGGCTTTGGAATTTGCTGCTCAGTGAGCTGAGGTGCAGCCGTTTCGGCTGTAGTCATGATAACTCCTAATTATCTTCGGTAGTTTTTTCTGCTGCTTCCATCAAATCCAGCACGAGCCTTTCAGCCTGTGCCAGCCCTTTAATCACACCCGTGTAATGGGTGTATTCGTCATAGGAGTTGGCCGACCCTGTTGCAATAGCATCAGTGATAGCGTCCATATCCTTACGAATTTCTTTGCGGAGATGCTCTCCGAATGTGCGAATCATCGTTTACTCCTGTTGCGACCTGTTGTTCATGCGCTGAGCAGCTAAATCCTGCTCAACCTCCATACGTTTCTCGGCGAGGTCGGCACCGATCTCAACGCCCGTTTTCTCCAAGTCAGCTTCCGCTTCCATAATCTGCTGACGGAGTTTCGCCCCAATCGAAGCGCCTGTTTGCTTCTCTTGTGACTCAATGCGTGCGGCATCAATCTCCATGTTTCGGAGTTTGAGCTCGTAGTCCATCTTGTCTTTCTGAACCTTGCGTTGCAGCTCAGCCCGCTCCAGCTCCAGCTCGCGCTGCTGCATCTGAATGACAGGGTCTTGTGCTTTCTTAGCTGCCTCGTCGGCCTGCGCCTGCTGCTGAGCTTTGCCAGTAACACGAGGGGCTGCCTCGGCGACGAGCCTAGACACGGCCAGCTCCTGCTCTTGGTCCATCGCCCGATCCTCGTCATGCGCTGGGAGCGGAACACCCAACTGCTCTTCAACCCGACGACGGTACTGATGAGCCACGTGCTCGTTAATGTGCGCCATGCCAGCGGCCAACTTCATCTTGCCTGCGTCACCCTCCATCTCGATCATCTTCATAATCTCAGGGTCTTGAGCAAACGCCATGTGCGCCTGAATGTGCGCCTCGTGGTCCTGATATGGGAACGCCTTGACTGGCTTGCCGTTGAGCAGTGCCATGTTCTCCGACATCGGATCAGCGGCCTTGACGTCGTCCTCGTCAGGAATGAGCTCGTTGGCATTCTTAATACCTAGCGTCTCAATCATCTGACGGTGCAACAGAGGCAGGTCATATAACTGCGGAGCCTGCTGGGCAAGCTGCATCGCTGCTTGATACTGAACAATCCGCTGCGACATTGTCGAGGCGTTGGGATCAGACACCGGAATAATGTTTGTCTTCTCATAGTCACGCCGACGGGCCATAAACCCTTCATCACCAACGGCGTCGTACTCGTAGTCCTCGGGAGCCATATCGACCACGATTGACTTGAGAATCTTAAACTCTGATTTCATCGCCGCGTGCATGCGCGCCTGCACCGCCGTCATGGTCTTTAACTGACGCTCAAGAATAGCCAGTGTGGACCCAACTGGCGCGTTGGGCTGCATGTCACCAACGCTGATGTCTGACATCGACGCGAACCGCCGTGCCTCTTCAACAATCTTATCGAGTAGCCCAGCTAGAACCGTTGAGGGCTCCTTATAGGGCAGCGGCATAATGTTGTCTTTGATCGTGCCAGTCGGCACATCCACATCGCGGAACTCACCCGGAGCAATCGGCGTATCACCGCCACGTATACGAAGCCCCCGCGTACGGAAGCCGCCCGGCAAGTTAGACAACGTACCCGCATCGACGAGCTGGCGCATGATCGACGTAGCGCCCTTGGCAAAACCACCAATGAGGTGGATAAGGCCGAAACCATAGAAGCCAAAGCCGGGGATGTAGTTGTAGTGCGAGAAGTGTACTTGCT